CTGGTGCTGAGCGGAACCTGATCGGCCTGACCGGCTGATGAACGGGCGGGGCGCGGCTGTCCTCTCCGATGCTGCCGCGCCCCGTCCATCGAACCAATCGGAGAACGGAGCGCGTTTAAACGATGTCCGACGCACCTGCCTTAATCACCTTCTTCCAGGGCTGGGGTGACAGCCGCGAAGTCTCGAAAGACGGCTTTCCAGCCTTCGTCGACACCGTGAAGATCCGCATCGAGCGGCCGCCGACGTTGCTCATCGAGCGGGTCGCCTGCAATGACGATTTCAAGGACCATCCGGAGGAATACGCGGCCTTCCAGTCGATTATGAAGGCCAAGCGGAACACCGGCACAGAGGGGTATCCGCTGGTTTATTGGCCCGCCGCCANCATGGCGGAGGTCNAGATGCTCGCAGTGCGAAACATCNNGACGGTCGAGGANCTNGCCAANTTGGCCGGCAACCGCGANNTGCCNGGNCAGTTGGCGGACCTCGCACTGCGAGCAGAACGCATGCTCGATATGCAGGCCAATTTCGGCAAGTACGAAGCGCTGCTGAAGGAGCGCGACGGCGAGATCGAGGTGCTCAGCGCCCAGGTGCAGGAGCTCAAGGTCTCGCTCTCCGCCGCCAACAGCCTGATCGACACCCTCAAGCTGCGAGCCGCGTGAGATGAAGCTCGCCACGGTCAAGGAGGTCGTCAACCAGGCCGCGCTCGAGATCGGCACCGCCCAGGTGCCGCTCGACCGCATCTATGGCTCGTCCGACCAGGACGTCGTCCAGATGGCCGCTCTCCTCAATGCCGTGGCCGACGAGATCCTGCTCGAGGAACCCTACCGCACGACGATCGGCGACCAGGCCTGGGCACAGGATGCCGACGGCAATCCGCTGATCGTCCCCACCCAGGACACCGACCTGGTGCTGTTCGACCGTCGCCTGGCGATCGACGGCATCAAGTATCAATTCCTCGCCGCCAAGGGCCTCGAGTTCGGCGAGCAGCTGCGCGCCTTCACCGTGCGGCTCAACAAGATCGCGGGGCGCGTCAACGGCAAGATACTCGACCTCGATGACCCGGAGGACCGTGAGCTATGAGCCTGAGAGACATCTTCGCCGGCATGCTGCGCGGCGGTGGCGGTGGCGGTGGAGCAGATGCCAGCCGCACGTTCGAGGATCTGCTGCGCGAGGAGCAGATGCGCACCGGCGGCGGTGGCGGTGCCGGTGAATCGGCGCGCGATCGCGCCGCCAAGCGCTACAACCTGTCGCGCAAGGGCATTGTCTCGTCGGCCTATCCTGGCACCAGTCCAGACGCGACCAAGGTGGCGTCGATCGCGGCGCCGGCGCCGGCTGCACCGGCTGCGCTGCCGGCCAAGACCGACATCATTCCGACGCCGCGGCCGGACGCGCCGTCGCCGGCGCGTGATCCCAGCCTGATGTGGGAGAGCCCGCCACCCAATCCCTCGCCGGTGCGCGACCCCAGCCTGATGTGGCCTGGCGCGACGGCCGGAACACCGCCGCCGTTCGAGCCTGGCGCGAATACCGGGCCGCCGCCGATCCCGCTGCGAGAGCCCGATGTTGGGACACCGATCATCGGCGCGTCACGCGTCATGCCGCCGGTTCCAGGAACCGATGTGCCGCAAGGCGGCAGCTGGTACGACACCGGCGTGCGGCCGGGAAAGGTCCGGCCCAAGCTGAAGACCGGCAAAACGGACCGGGTGCCCGTGCGCACCAGCCCCTACACGATCGGGTGACGCCGCCGTGCGGATGCTGCCCACCCACTACGCATCGAAGGCGATCCCGGCAAAGATCAAGAAAACCCCGGGCAAGCTCAAGAACCTGACCGCCCCTTTGAATGGGCTTTCGCTCGCCGTTACCGGGGCCGAAGGCGACACGCAGACGGCGGTCGTGCTGAAGAATTTCGTGGTCGAGAACGACCGCGTCTCGGTGCGCGCCGGCTACGTCAAGAAGGCGACGCGCGGCGTCCAGCCGGTGACCAACATCATTCCCTATTACGGCTTGCCGCAGGCGGTGGCGGCGTCGTCCAACCACGAGATTTGGAATGCCCAGAACGGCAACCTGATCCAGGGCGGCTTCATCTCCGATGATTGGGATTTCGCCTCGTTCTCCAATCTCGGCGATCGCGAATACACCGTCATGGTCAATGGCGCCGACGGCGTGTGGTCGTGGAATGGCAGCCTGGCCACCGGCAGCAATCCGGCTGCCTTCGCCGTCACCAATTTGTCGAGCAGCAATCCGGCCGTGTGCACGGTTGCGGCCAGCAATATGCCAAAGCTGCAAAATGGCATGACCGTCACCATCGCCGGCGCTGACACCGGCCACACCGCCGCCAACGGCAGCCACGTGATCGCCAATGTCGGCAAGGGCGACACCGCCACGTTCGAGCTCGTCGGCGTCGACACGTCGGCCGGCGGCGCGGCGCAGACGACCGGCGTTAACGTCGATCCGCCGGGGCTGGCGCCGATGGCCAAGGAGACCATCACCACCGACCCGGCCGACACCTTCATCGCGCCGAACTCGTTCCAGCTGGTGCTTGCCCACCAGAACCGGCTGTTCTTCGCCGATGGCAGCAATCTCGCCGTCTATTACCTGCCGCTCTACGTGCGCAGCGGCCAGGTCTCCTACCTGCCGCTCAACGGCGTGTTTAAACGCGGTGGCACGATCAAGGCGATGGCCGTCTGGACGATCGACGGTGGCGAGAACCTCAACGACCAGCTGTGCATCTTCTCGACCAATGGCGAGGTGGCGATCTACGCCGGCACCGACCCGGACACCGATTTCCAGCTGACCGGCGTGTTTCGCTTCGACGCGCCGATGTCGAAGCACGCCGTCGTCAATTACGGCGGCGAGTTGTGGGTGCTGATCTCGACCGGCCTGGTGCCGATGTCGGTGATGATGCGGGCCGAGACCGAGAAGCTCGGCATCGAGCAGAAGGACATCATCTCCGAATTCCTGAAGCGGTCGACCGCCTACCGCGCCGATCCCGGCTGGCAAGCCTACCTCAATCCGTCCAGCGGCCGGCTGATCTGCAACGTGCCGCTCGGTGGCCCCAATGCCTACAAACAGGTCGTCCGCCACATGGCCAAGGAGGTCTGGATGGAGTGGGGTGAGATCAAGTCACGCTCTTGGGGCTGGCTCGACCCTTACCTCTATTTCGGCGACGACAACGGCAACGTCTACGAGATGCATCCCATTCATCGGAACGACGACGGCAAGATGATCCGCGTCGACCTGATGATGGCCTGGTCGCGCTTCGGCACCGCTGCCAACAAGCAGTTCAAGGCGGTGCGCAGCTACCTGGTCACCGATGGCAACGTTCATCCGAAAATAGACGTCAAGACCAACTTCGACATGTCGCTCGGCGTCAACGTCCCCGACATCTCGGATCTGAGCGGTGCCTCGATGTGGGACGTCGCCCACTGGGACGTCGATTACTGGGCACCGGGCGAGCGCCCGATCATCAAGTGGAATGGCGTCGCCGCCAAGGGCGTCTACGGCGCCATCCGGCTCACCGCCGACATCAACAACTGCACCTTCGCCGTCACCGGTTTCGACGTGATGTTCGAGGAGGGCCTGTTCGGCGCGCCATGAAGATCTCCTTTGCCCCGCTGCACGTCGATGCAATCGCCTGCTTGAGCGAGATGACGCATGTCGATTTCAGCGCCGGCTCGTTCGAGCCGCCGCGCTGGTTCTGCGCCACGGCGCGCACCGATCGCGATGCGATCATGGGCGTGCTCGCCTGTGAATTCCGCACCGCGTTCGACGCCACCTTCAACATCGCCATCCTCGACAAGCGCTGCATCAATCGCCGCGTCATGCGCGCCATCTTCACCGCGTTGTTTTCGCAGGCCGTGCGGCTCACCGCCGAGGTGTCGGTGAACAACCGCGCCGCGTTGCGCGCCATCGAGCGCATGGGCTTCGTCTACGAGGGTTACTGCCGGCTCGGCATCAATGGCGTCGAGGACGCCTTCGTCTTCGGCATGCTGCGCGGCGACTGCAAGTACCTGCCCGGATACGCCGGCGGCACAACCGTCACCATGGAGATGCCCGATGGGCAAAGGGCCTTCCTTTCCTGACCCGTTCCAAACGGCACAGGCGCAGGGCAACCAGAACTATCAGACGGCCCAGCAGAATTTCGGCTTCCAGAACGCCAACGTCTACACGCCCTACGGCCAGTCGACATTCAGCCAGGAGGGCTGGCAGCCGATCTACAGCAACACCGGCCAGGTGACGGGCTACGCGCCGCGTTACAGCCAGCACGTCGAACTGTCGCCCGGTGAGGAAAAACTCAGGCTGCAAAACGAACAGCTGCGCGGCAGCCTGGCGACCACCGCCAACCAACAGGCTGGCCGCATCGGCAAATTGCTGTCGACCAACATGAACACCACCGGCCTGTCGCCGTGGCAGCAATACGGCAAGGCCGACACGGTGCGCCGCGACGAGGGGCCGACCGATCGCGCCGCGATCGAGCGCGCCATGATGCAGCGCTACGACGAATCCACCGACCCGCGCGTGCGCGCGGCGGAGGCGCAGGCGGCGGCGCGCGGCATGGCCCCGGGCGGCCAGGGCTACGGCCAGATGGAAAAACAGATCAGCGACGCCCGCGCGGCGGCGGGGCGGGAAGCCTACCTGGCGTCGGGCGAGGAATCGCGTGCCGCCCAGGACGCCTACAACCGTGCCGTCCAGGCCAAGTACACGATGGGCTCCGACTGGGCGGACCGCATGAACACGCTCAGACAGAACGAGTTCGTCGAGCGCACCAGCCTGCGCGATCAGCCGATCAAGGAGATCTCGACCCTGTTGGGCTTGACCGGCCCGAACACGCCGACCTTCACGCCGTTCCAGGGGAGCTCGATGAGCCCGGTCAACATCGCGCAGATGATCTACGACAAGTCCAATGCCGAGAACGCCGCCAAGAGCGCCAACCTGTCCGGCATGTTCAACATGGGCGCCACCGCCCTGTCGATGCTGCCGTTCTCCGATCGGCGGGTGAAGGAGAATATCCGCCGGCTGAAGGGCACGCTCGCCGGCCTGCCGCTGTACTCGTTCAGGTTCAAGAAATGTCACGTCGTCCCGCAGAAGCTATGGGGCGAATATCGCGTCGGCGTGATGTCCGACGAGGTGCGCGAGCTCCATCCCGACGCGGTCCACCGCCTCGCCGACGGCTTCGACCGGGTCGACTACGAGCTCCTGAATGCGAGGCAGGCCAATGGCTAAGGGCACGAATTATGCACCGCTCCAGGGTGGGAAGACGCCACCGGCAAGCAGCGGTCTGCCGCGGACCGGCGGCGATACCTTGACCGGCGACCAGTTCCGCACCGGCATGGCGGCGACCGGCTGGGGTCAAGGCAGCCCCAGTCCGGGCTACACCGGCGTCGGCGCCAATCCGATGGACCCATCCAGTCCCGGCTATGCGCAGCGCATGGCGGCGGCCGAGTCATTCCAGCGCAATGCCTTGCGCGGCAACCGCGAGGGGCGGGCGCTGTCGCCGGGTCAGATCCAGATGCAGGCGCAAGCCATCATGAGCGGCGCTGGCGGCGGCGGTGGCGGTGGCTGGATACCGCCGCAGACCACCCAGAAGATCACGCCTGGCGGCGGCAACCAGAACGCCTTCAGCCCGCAGGCGGCGACCGTCGAGAACGTCACCACGCCAGGGCGCTGGGCCTTCGCCAATATGCTGGCGGGCGTGCCGAACTTCGGTCGGACAATCTTCCGCGGCGGTGGCTACGACGCCCGCGGTCCGTCCGGCTGGGGCGGCAGCAGTCCCAGCAGCCACGCCGGCATGGGCGGGCTGTCGAGCGGAGGCCTGTACTGATGGCCAATTGGGCAACCCGCGAGGCGCTCGGCGATCCCTTGAACCCTGAATGGCAGGCGCAGAACCTGACGTGGATCGAGCCGATCAAGGGCCAGCGCTGGCAAGTCTACAAGCCGGCGCAGGCGGCGTTCGAGGGCCTGCTCAACGACCTCATCAAGCTCGGCTACCACCCGACCTCAAGCGGCGGCTTCAACTACCGCAACATCGCCGGCACCAACAAGCTCAGCCAGCACGCCTTCGGCACGGCCATCGACCTTAACTCGCTGACCAATCCGCGCGGCCAGAGCGCCACCGACATTCCGCACGCGGCGGAGCTCGCCAAGAAGTGGGGGCTGGAGTGGGGCGGCGGCTGGAAGAACCCCGACCCGATGCACTTCGAATACACCGGCGGCAGTGGCAACGACACGCTGATCGGCTCGGCCGGTGCT